CGATGGCTGTCAGGCTTAGTCCGGAGCACGACGCGCGGACGCGTTCCAAAATTCAGACAAGTCAGCTTGTTAACCGTCTGAACGCATTCGCTTTAGATACAACGGATTCCGTGCGTATGTCATCGGACCAGGTCCGGGCTGCGCTCGGGTTGCTTCGCAAGACAATTCCAGACCTCGCGGTGACTGCGCATACTGGCGAAGTCGGTGGCGTGCTGCTGCTGCACCTAAACGCCGCTCGCGAGATGTCCAGCAAGCTCATCGATGGCCAGGTTGAACCTGCGCCGCAGCAGGAAACCAACCTGCTCGATGCGCCGATACCGACGGAATAGCTACGACAGGCGCCAGTTCTTCGGTGCCGGATGTTTCAGATGAAACTGCACCAGCTTCATAAGCCACGCTTCAATGCGCGGCGGGATCTCAACCTCACCGCGTTCCCATGCGAGGGGAAGGTTGGTGTCGCACTTGATGTGCCGGACCAGCTCTCGCTTTGACCAGCCCAGCACATCGAGCGCAGCAGTGAACTCAGCATGGGTCATGCGCGTTTCGCCCAGTGCCACATGCCGCGCCGGACGCCGTGGATACGCATCAACTCCTGTGCCTCGTCCTCGGTGATCTCGCACTCGTCAAACATGATCTCGATCAGGTCAAGGATCGCTTCGCTCTCAGTCGCGCCGTAGCCGATCGATGTGCTGCCCTCATATGTATCATCTTCGGTAGCGGTAAACCGGCAATGCTTTGGCGCAAAGCCGGTGTTGTCCTCGTGGACTACAATGCTCATCACTCAATCTCCTCTGTCACAGTGACATCCTCAAGCAGCGCGGTGCTGTCATACGGTTCGGTGCGGGCATCGCAGCACGGGCAATATGCCGGCGCTACAACCATTGCTTCGTCGCTCCATTCGTTCGGGCAGGCGTCGCAGAGGAAATGGTTGCGGAAGATGCGGAAGGCTTTCATGGCTCAGGCCCGATCCGCTTGCTCAGTAGCTAGGAAGAACTCCGCATCTGCGAGCTTCAGCGGCATGTTACGCATTTGCCGCATCGACCAGTAAGTCGCACGCATGCGGCCATTCTTGTCAGCCGCAATCTTGATCGTGAGGCGGAAGCTGTAACCAGGCGTCTTGTCGGTGTTGGTCATCTGTCTGTCTCCGGTTTCGATAACGATAAAATAGCGTTGCGGATGTAGAATTGCAAGGACAAAATGGCGTTGCGATGCAGTTATTTTCTGGCGCTAACATCGTGCAATGTCGTGATGCATCCGCAATCGACCGTTTGAAGGAGTGGCCATGCACAGATGGACGGACGAGGATGCGTGCTTCGCCGCAGCACAGTGGGCCAGTGGCGCTGGGCGGCGGTGGTGATGACTTCACCACAAGGCTGCGGCGTCGGCATGGCGTTGCCAGCGCTGATCCCGGCATGGTGGCGCAGCCGCCTGTCGATCCCGGCTATGCCATGCCGAATGTGGATCTGGGCAATCTCAACCAGATGCCTGGGCAGGATGTCAGCGGCTGGCTGCCAACCAGCGACCAACAGCAACTCCTGCTGCGAGCCTTGCAGACGTTGACGAGACAGTCGTGAGCCACGCTGAAACCCTGCCACCGGACTGGGCCGAGGCCATTGCCAGGGCGGCCAACCCGTTCGACGTGGCGATCGGTAGATACGCCCGAGCGCCCGTGGCGTTTGTTCGCGAAGTCTTACACTGCGAGCCTGATCCCTGGCAGTTGGAGGCATTGCGGGCAATATCACGTGGCCACACGCGCATTGCTATCCGCAGCGCGCACGGTTGTGGCAAGACAGCGCTCGCTGCCTGGCTGATGGTTTGGTTTTGCAACACACGATCGCCGTTCAAGTGCGTTTGCACCGCGCCGAGCGCCCCGCAACTCTATGATAGTCTCTGGAGTGAGACGACGAAATGGTTTTCGTCACTGCCTCCGGGCTGGCGCCAGCTATGGGACTTGCAGGCGGATCACATACGCTTAAAGGCTGATGCAGAGTGTTTCATCAGTGCCAGGACGAGCCGGCGAGACCAACCCGAAGCGTTGCAAGGCGTCCACAGCGCCAACGTGCTGCTTGTTTGCGATGAGGCGTCTGGCATCGAGGAGAACGTTTACGAGGCTGCCAGCGGCAGCATGAGCACGCCGGGGGCGATAACCGTCCTGATAGGTAATCCGACCAGGGCAACCGGGTATTTTTGGCGTGTGATGACCATGGAGCGTGACCGATGGCATTGCATGAAGGTGAGCGGGCTCGATAGCCCGCGTGTTGATCCGAAGTTCATCGAGGAGATTGCAGAGCGTTACGGGCGTGACAGCAATGCGTTTCGCATAAGGTGCTTGGGTGAATGGCCCACGGCGGACGACAACACGCTGATCCCCGCCGACCTGATCGACAGCGCTATGGTGCGCGATATCCCAATTGACATGAGCGCAAGCTCTATCTGGGGTTGTGACGTTGCAAGGTTCGGGAATGATGCCAGCACGCTGGTCAAGCGGCGTGGGCTGGTAGTCGAGGAGATGCCCCGCTCATGGCATCAGTTCGACACCATGATGCTGGCCGGAGCCATCAAGGCTGAGTGGGATGCCGCCGGAGCCAACAAGCCAGCACTGATCGTGGTGGATGTGATTGGGATCGGTGCCGGGGTCGTGGATCGTTTGCACGAACAGAATGTGCCTGTCCTTGGACTTAATGTGGCCGAGGTGCCTAGCACGACCGGACGCTATGCACGGTTGAGAGACGAGCTATGGGTGCGCGCACGAGAGTGGTTGTCAGGCCGCAACGTGCGGTTGCCGCGGCATGACAGGCTGCGTGAGGATCTAGCGTCGCCACGTTATGCGTTCCTCAGTGATGGCCGGTTGCAGGTGGAGTCCAAGCAACTGATGCGGGCACGCGGCCTACCAAGTACCGACTTTGCAGATGCGCTATGCCTGACGTTCGCTGAGGCGGGATTAGGAATTGCAAGCGGAATGAGTTCCGGGTTATTTGATAGTCGTGGAATGACTATGGATTTAAAGGGAATGGAGATTTAATGCCTCGGGTATACCATCGTATTCCTTTGGAGCAGCGGTTCTGGAAGTTCGTGTCGCCGGAACCGAATAGTGGCTGCTGGTTGTGGGATGGCGCATGCCAGCCAGACGGCTATGGCCTGATAGGTAGTGGTGGCCGAGAGGGTCGCAATATAACGGCGTCGCATGTGTCGTTGCAGTTGCATGGCCGGCCGCAGCCGAGCTCCAGCATGCTGGCGTGCCACCATTGCGACGTGACGGCGTGCGTGAACCCTGACCACCTGTATTGGGGCACATACCGGGATAACAACTTCGATGGTTACAACCGGGGTCGCATGACCTCACCGTCAAAGCGAGGAGAGGAAAGCCCTGTTGCCGTATTGACGGAAGCTGCGGTGCGCGAGATTTGGGATAGCACGGCAACCCTTCAGCAGTTGGCGGACAGGTTTGGCGTCAGCATCGGTGCGATAAGCGCTGTCATCTACGGCAAGACATGGCAGCAGATAACGGGAGGCGATTGTCGTGATCCGCGCGCGAGCCTGACGGCGCGATACGTTCGTGAAGTATGTTTCGGGGATTGGGAAACATGAGCGGCATGCTGCCACCACCGCCCGGTGCTCCGCCGCCAATGCCGCCCGGCAGTCTGCTTGGCCAGTCGGCACAGTCGTTCGGACCACCGCCGATGCCGCAGATCCCCGGACTGGTGCCGCAGGGCATGCGCCCCGCCGGCATGCAGCTCGGCGCCGAGCAGGTGTTGGCCTATCTGCTGCCGCCCAAGGACACCGAGGCGGACACCGACACTGACGACCAACTGCCGGCCGGGCTTCGCAAGTATGCGGCAGGGTTGCGGCCCGCAGCCAAGCCCGACGGGGCATCTTGGCAGCAAGAGATAATATTTGAACGTCTCGGCAAGACGGACGAGGAGATCACCTCAGTTGCGCGGTATTACTTCAAGATCGCGCAGAATTACGACCAATACTTGAGCCGCGAGCGTATTACTGCGAGCCAATACTATGCCGGCCGGCCGTTCGGTGACGAGGCTACGGGCCGGTCGCAAATTGTCCTCACGGTCGTCAGGGACACCATCCGCCAGACATTGCCCTCGCTGCTGCGGCTGTTCACGGCGGTGGAGGATCCGGTGTCGTTCGAGCCGATCAGCTCTGAGATCACCGGCAACGACCAGCTTGCCACCACCCTGGCGCGGCAGGCGACGGATTACTGCCGCTGGGCGCTGTTCACCGCGAACAAGGGGTGGACGGTGCTGCATGACGCGCTACTCGATGCGCTGACCCGCAAGGCCGGCTGGGTGCGCTGGTACTGGGGCAAGCGGCAGCAGATCCGCACCGAGGTGTGCGAGGGGCTGCTGCTGCCGCAGTTGCAGATGCTGCTCGCCGAACCTGGCATCGAGGCGCAGCGCATCGTGCGCCGGCCGATGCTGCAGCGCGAGCAGGAGGCGCTGGCCAAGACACCCGACGGGCAGATGTATCTCTCGCAGGGCGCCCCGGCGGAATACTGGTCGGCGACTATCACCCGCAGCGCCCAACAATCGTGGCCGGTGATCGAGGCGGTGGCGGCGGAGTGCGTCTGGGTAGTCGCCGACGCCGCCACCGTCGAGGGCGCGCGTGCGGTGTTCCATGTGCGGGATGTCGCGGCCTCCGACCTGATCGAGATGGGGTTGCCCGAGGACAAGGTGCTGGCGCACCGCGATTCGATGATGCGAACCCGGCAGCGCCAGGAGATCATCGCGCGGGACTATGCGCAGGGCTACAACATCAAAGGTGCGCCGCCCAATGACCGCAGCATGGGCATCGTGCGCTATGCCGAGGGCTGGATACGGTGCGACACCGATGGCGACAACCGCGCCGAGCTGATCCATGTGCATATGCTGGGCGATGCCTCGACGCTGGTGCAGTGGGAGCGCTGCGACGAGATCCCGTTGGCTTGTTTCACGCCCTACCGGGAGCCGGGACGGATCATCGGCAGCAGCCAGGCCGATATGGTCATGGACCTGCAGCGGGTGGAAAGCCGGGTGATGCGTGCGGTGCTGGACTCGCTGGGACAGGCGATGTTCCCGCGCACGGCGGTGGTGATCGGGCAGGCGAACCTGGCAGACGTACGCCAGACGGCGATCGGCAGCATCATCCGGGTTGCCCAGCAGGGCGCGGTGGCGGAACTGGTGAAGCCGTTCGCCGGCAAGGAAGCGTTGCCGGTGATGGACGTGCTGGAGGCGATCAGGGAAAGCCGCACCGGCATTACCAGAGCCAGCGCTGGCCTCACGGTGGACGAGTTGCAGTCCACCTCGCCGGTGGCGGTGAGCCAGCAGAGCAGCGCCGCGCAGGACCGCCTGGACATGGTGGCGCGCACCCTCGCCGAGACCGGCCTGGCACCGCTCTATGCCGGCAT